CCGCAACAAGTGCAAGCTGGTGTGTCCTGATGTAAGAGAGCTGGCGAATATTCTTGTGGTGCTCTGCTACGAGAAGTATCCCAATAAATTCAAGAAGTTCTTGTGGCACATGGCCGGCGCTGGTGTGGTCGAAAATATCAAACCGGTTCCTGTTCAGTTGCCAGTTCACGATCCGAACGGCGAGTACGAATACCTTGGCCAGCGATATAGTCTAGCTGAGCCAAAAATCTATGAAGCGAGGGTGAAGTAATATGAGCTTGTTTAAGAAAAAAACAAAGAAACCGCAGAAAATAACCAAGTGCCCCACCTGTGGCGGCATGTTGACAAAGCAGACTGGACTGGAGCACGAATTTACTTATAAAAATCAGATGGTTCATGTGCCGGATATCACGGCGATGGTATGCGGTGATTGCGGCGAGATGTATTTTGATTATAC